TCTTGCGATTTCAGAGCGAAGCTGAGCAGTGGTCGCTTCAATACGGACCAGCATCCCCTGGATGTCTGAATCTGCCATGCCGATCTCCAGGCAATAAAAAACCCGGCATCGCCGGGCTTAAGAACATTGAATTCTCATATCAATCGGGCCGTCTATTCGCTCGGTTCGCGGCATCGGCAACTTTTCTGGCTCGCTTTTCGAGGCGCTCTTGTTGCTTTACCGGGTCATTCAGATAGCGCAGCACGAGAGCTGCAACAACGAGAACGATGGCAGCTCCGAGACAAAAAACCAAAAAAGCTGCCCCTCCGGCGACCACGACAGTCGCGATTACCCCCAACATCCAGGGAGCAATCAGGACCATGATTACTAGAAGCCCCAGTAGGATAAGTAGCTGCATGGATCCATCCCCAAATCAAATCGGGGTATAGGATAACTCCCGATTCCAACTCAAGCAGCCTTTCTGCCCGTTAATGCCTGTCGCAGCTTCTCTGCCACAGTAGTAGGCTTAGGCTTATCCTGCTGCCCGCCCACCTTGCCAGCGCCAAATGGGTTCGTCATTTGCGCCCACTCAATCCTGGCGTCCATCGCCATGAACAGCTCGGGCAATGGAGTGCGCCACGCCGTGTCGGGTGACCATCCCAGCCAGCCTGTAGCGATCGAGAACAGCCGGTCGACGTAACTTCCGTCCTCAACGGCGCTTACGCCGTCCCGGCTTGATCCTTTCCCTTTTCGACGCCGCGAGGGTTATAGAGGGCGACGATGAATGCGTTCAGCTGCGTCGACACCTCCAGTACTCCAGCCTGCCAGACCTTCTCGGTCAACGCTTCAGCCGCTTTCCCCTCCAGTCCGGAACCGGCGGCCAGGATAATCGCGCATCCCTCCACGCTTAGGGCGTTAATCGTCTGCGATGCACCGCGGAGGCCGCCAAAGCGGCTCTCGATTGCTCGAACGGCCTTGAGGGTGGGCTGCAGGGTGAATTCCTCATCGCCCAATTTCACTGTCACGGTACCGTGCAGAGTGTTGTTCATTGTTCAATCCTGTGAGTGCGGGGCCGGAGCCCCGGCGCTGTTATGGGGTGACCGGTGCCGGCAGCAGCTCGAGGATGTCCGAGTTGATGCCGATGGTGACGTTGCGGCGCACGACGTTGTCAGCAGCACCAGGCGCGACGGTGTTGTTCATCACCTTCCCGCGGAAGTAGAACGTGGTTGGAGTCACAACCGGCGAGGCATCCGGATCTCCGTCGTTGAGGGTGACCTTGATGTTGTAATCGCCCTTGCTCCGGTCCTTGTGCGCGGTCTTCACGGCTGTTTGGCCGGCGTCGCCGTTGTCCAGGCCCACGGTGAGTGTCAGGTCGCCCGCGTCAGCGGTGCCCTTGTACTTGCGAACACGGCCATCTTTCAGGGAGGTGAAGGTCACGCTGCTGAAGGTGTCGCCGAACTCGCCCAGGTCTTCAACCTCGCCAACTTCGACATAGGTGTCGGCTTTGTACTCGGTTTCGGTGTCCGCGCCGGTCTTGCCGCCGATGAAGAAGCGGCAGCCGGCGGCTGTGTTGAGGTTGTCGTCGGCCATGAGGGTTCCTCCAAAGGCACATTGGATAAAAGCCGCGGCGCGGCCGGGTAGGTGGTTCAGTGGGTGGTGATCACGCGGACGGTGATCGAGCCCTGGTAAGTGATGCCGTCGGCGTCGCGCTGAGCGTCGGCCTGCTCGACCCGGACGGATACCGCGCGGCCCACCTCCAGCGGGAGGCGGCGTTCGTCGAGTGCGGCGATGACCTCGCCGTTGATGCGTTTGACCTCGGCCTGGCCCACGGCATCGGACCAGACCGACAGGTACAGAAGGCGCGTCTCACGCTTGCGGCCTGAGATCGGGCTGCTATTGACCGAGACCTCCCGATCAATGGAGACATAAGGCATATCCGCGTTCAGTGGTGCGCCGTCGTAGATAGGGCAGCTGACCTCGGCCGTGAGCCTGGCAAAGATCGCTTCCTGCAAGGCCAGTGATGGATCAGCCATTGCCTACCCCTTGGCTTGCCTTTCGCAGCGTTCGACGCACCGCAGCTTCGATGTCTGCCATAACGTACTCCCGGTTGACCTGCATCGACGGCCGGAGCCACGGGTGGGCAGGCCTGGCCGGCATGGCGGGATACTTCCCGAAGAAGTGCGTGCCGTCGCTCTTGTTAGAGGGCTTTCGGTTGCGGTTGCCAGCGCGCTTTCCTCCAAGGTAACCCTTGGTCCCGTACTCAATGAACCGCAGGTAGAAGAACCGCCGGTTGTCGCGCTTGCCGCGGATCCCGATCTGAGCGTCCAGGCCACTGGGCGAGACGTACAGCCGCAAGGCTGCAGCGGCGGCGCCGGTATCCTTGGGCATCAACTGCCGCTGGGTCTCCAGGATGCGGTTAGCCGCCTCCAGCATTGCGGGCTGCAGTTCGTTGTCCATCGTCCGGTGGATATTACGTAGCGTGCGGCGTAGCCGGATATCGCCGCGAATGCTTGACCGGCGGGCCATGGCTTACTCCTTGGCCTGGTCGGCCTTCGCTGGCTTGGCGGCCTTCTCGTCCACCGCCTCGGCGTAGCCGCGAGCAATCAGCCCCTCGCCGTACTCCTTGGCGACTTCGAACTCTTCGCCCTTCTCTCGTTCGCCAGATGCGCCCGTCAGCGGGCCCAGTGCTCGGATTTTCATGGTTCACCTCATGGATTCGGTACCGATGAGCAGAGCAGCCTCATCAGGGTGTTCTCGTTGTCCGGCAAAACTGCCTCGACTTGGTAAGTGACCCCACGGCGCGTCAGACGCGACCCGGCAATGATGTCTGAGCGCGGCCTACCGATAATCTCGGCCGTGACAACAGCACTCAGCTTTTCAGCAACTGCTGTTACGCGCCCAGTAGGGGTGCGGACTTCGCCCCACATTTCAGGGTGAACTGCAGGACGCCACGTCACTGTTGCTCCCCCAGACTTATTGCGCTCCTCATGTCGGTGGGTCACCTCGAACAGGTGACGTAGCGGGCCGGCCCTCATACGCCCCACCCGATACGATGCGGGGTCAGGAGTGCCTCGGAGCCCTTCGGCATCTCAGTGGCAATGGTCCCGGTCACAACATCCTCACGGTTGGCGTAAAGGTGGCCAAGGATCAGCAACGAAGCGGCCTTGATCTGCTTGTTGCAGACCATTGGAGACTCGCCGGCATCCCCGGCGGCGACAGCCTCATCCAGCGCCTGCTGGTCCGCATAGAAACGACGGTTCAGATAGTCCATCGCCTGCCCTTCGGCCGCCTCGATCAGGAGCTCCAGGTAATCGTCATCGTCGTCGGGGTCCCGCAGGTGATGACGGGCAATGGTCAAACTGATGACCGACATACCCTCACTCCTTCAGTGATTCGAGGGATGCCAGATTCCGCTGCACCAGCTCTTCAGCGTGCCGGCGCGGCACTGTATACGCCGGGCCGCCGCGACGGCGAAGCTCGCCTTCATCCATGTATGACCGCAGCGGATAGATCTGAAGAGTCGCAGGATTGAGCTTCACCTGATCCTCTGGTGCCAATGAATCAGCGCCGGTGCTGCTGTCGACCAAGGATGATGCGGCCTGGTTGGCGTCTTCGGATGCCGCAGCGTCAGCTGCGGCGATGCCAGCGCTGGCACCCTGACCGCCCGTGACGACATCCGACCCAGTGCCAGCAGCCATTTGCGCTTCTGGCAGCACCTGGTTTGAGCCTTCCGCTTGGCCTGGAGCAACTACGGGGACACCCGAATTGCCAGGGTCACCGCTAGCTGGACCGATCGCACCGCCAGGCGAAAGAGGCGAACCGGCAGCCCCAGACGGGCCGCTGCTGGTATCAACGGTCGAGACTGGATCCTTCGCATCAGTCGTGGATGCTGGTGTTTCCTGTTTACGTGCCATTGGATTACTCCATTGGGGCGCCATTTCTGGCGCCGCGTTGCGGAAGGGTTAAGGCGTGACCAGCGGGCCAGTGACAAACGCTTCGTCGCGATAGATGGCAAAGGCCAGGCGCTCTTCAGCGCGAATCGTTGCCATGTTTTTCTCGAAGTCATCACCGTTCTCGGTCGAGATCAGCACTTCGATTTCCATGCGGTCGAAGATCTGGGCGCCGAGCTTGAACGCACCGACGAGGAAGTCGTTCTGTGTCATGGCCTGGGTAGAAACCACAGGGCGATTCCAGAGTTTCGCGTTGGTGCCTTCCTGAGGCTGGCCGATGATGTAGCGCCCCTCGCCGTCCTTAGTCAGCTCAATGGCCGCCCAATCGATCGGGTTGAGCACGATGCCGTCGGATGGGAACTCGGCCAGTTCGGCCTGCAGCAGCGCCAGGCGCAGGCGGTCAATGCGCTGCTCGCCCACTACAGCTACACCAGCCGGGGCGGCGTACAGTTGAGCAACGGTCATGAGGCCCTGCAGGTTCACGCCAGTGCCGTTGCCGTAAAGCAATTGAGCTTCTTCCGCCATGGTGAGGCCGTAGCGTGCACGACCGTCGATATAGCTCTGCAGTGCCTTGGCGTCGTCCAGCATCTGGCGGCTGGCTTTGAATAAATGGGCGATGGTCCGCACGTTCGCCGTGGCCAGGCCGAAGGTCAGGTCGGAGTACGGCTTGGCAGTGTTCTCCGCCACAGTGCGGGCGTTATTGACGAAACCGGTTTCACGGACGTACTCGATGGAGTTCGATTCGGTGGTACCTGGCGCGACCAGGTCGCGGACGGTCAGTCGGCGCTGAGGCGGGGCAATGATCCCTGGCAAGCGCTGAGTCTGCACCAGGTCACCGCCGGTTGCGGTAGTGATGGCCGCGCGCGGCACGGAGACACGGCGGGAACCACGGAAGGACGAGTTCATGTCCTTCATTTCTTCGCTCTCGATCACGAGAGCGCCTACCGATTTCTGCGGCTCTTCCTGATGGCTCCGATCCCGGCTTGCATTCACCAGTTTCTGCTCTGCCTCGCCCAGGCGCGCCTGAAGCTCGCCCTGCTTGGTCAGCAGTTCATCGACCTTGGCACGCGTTTCGGTATTCATTTCACCGGAAGCCTTGATTTGCTTCTCGGTCGCCTCGGCCTGGCTTTTGATCTGATCGCCAATGCCCTTGAGGCTGGCGTTGAGTTCCTTGACTTGGGCTTCAAAGTCCATGGTCACTTTCCTTTCAGAGAATTGAGGA